CAACATCAATATAGAAAATTCTACGTTCTGGTGCGCGAGAGATACGATAGATAACAATCGCATCTTCAATCATACGCAACTGGTTAACTGGTTTGATTGCCTTATGTAAATAAGAGATAACTCTACCAGAGTTGTAATCAAGTAGGCCTGATGGAACATACGCAACTGAATCAGAAGCAATCCTAATACCTTGATTATTTCCTGAGCCAGAACTAGATGCAAATCCCTTGTCATTATAGATGAAATATTCATCTACTTTTGTTACCATTTCAATACCATGATTCTTTGGATCAGGGTCTTTTTGTGTCTCTTTAACTTTACGAATCTTAGTAGGATCAATATGTCTTAACTGTTGAAGACCCCTCTTTGGGTCTTTAGAATCAATAATTTTGTGATAGTAAATCCGTCCGTCGATATACCACCGACGAAAAATATCGTGACCCTTTTCACCAAAATTGAGAAGCCTTAGGACTTCACTAAATTCTGCTCTAATTCTAGTTTTAATTTTTTCTGAATAAGGTAGATTGTGTAAATCTATATTAACAGGAATGTCATTAAGGTTTGAAATAATACCTTCATTTACAATATCTTCAATCGCAGCATCACACTCCGATTGCATCGAAATGTCTCTATAACGGCGAATGAGGTCAAGGTCATTTTTCTCCCGTCCATCTGTATCTAAAACAGATGAAAAGAAACCGCCGCCAGCAATCTCAGTTGCGCCATCATCAGAAGAGGAGTCCGTGAAAGTTTTTTCACGGGCCCCTTGATCCTTTAATGCCTTCTGTATTGTAAATCCGAATAGTTGTGCCATAATCTTTTTATCTCCTACTGTCTATTTAGTAGGTTCAAATTAGAAGTTAACGCCGGATGCTTCAAAGTGCTGATATCTCCAAGTTACTTCAAATTCTTCTACACCATTTTCAGTAGCCATATCCAATGTAATTGCTGCACCACTAGTTGTTGGCCAAGCGTTTCTGAAGATATAAGTTTTCAAAATTGTTTCATCACGGTCCAACTGTTCTACAGTAAGATCAGTCTGATAATCAGCTGTAGAAATAACACCAGTATTCAGTGCAAAATCATTGATACCATTATTCCACCGTTCAATTGCATTTTTAATCATAAAGTCAGTATCATTATAGAATGTAGTTGTCCAAGTTTCTGGTTCAGAACGATCACCCGCCAGATAAATAGTACGACCACGGAACTTCAACGGTATTTCTGTAATAGTTGTAGAAGGCAAAGTACTTGCCTTTACAAGAAAAGACGTTCTACGAACATCAAGTCCAATTGCTATACCAGCTGGTGGAGTAAGAGTTACCCGAAACTGGTTGGTTCTTGCACCACCACCGATTAGATTAGCTTTGAAATCATCTATGTTTGCCATGATTAACCTCCTACCTCACTAAACGCAACACCAGTTCGAACGGCGATGAAGTTTAGTGTAATAAAGTTGATTGCCCTAGCAGGCTTGATATAGATGTCTCCAATAAACTCGTTTCGGTCAATGACCTCACCAGTATTATTAGTTGAATCACAAACTACCTTAAAGTCAAAAATACCTCTACGACCCTGTACATCTCTCAAGAAGGGTTCTACCAGATTACGAAACTGAGCTCTTGTAAACTCATCGTTGAATTCAAAGAGTTGGAACTTAGCAGCAGTGGCAATTGCTTTTTCAAGAACAAGGAACAGTCGGCGCACGTTAATGCGGTCAAATGCACTTGGTTTTGTGAGAGCAGTCTTATCACCAAAGAGTGTAACACCTTGGCCGGGGAAATCAACAACTGGGTTGATCCGAGCCTTATAGAGGATGTCACGATCTGCTTTCTGTGGGTTATAAGAAAGTTTGATTGCACTACGAACACCACCACGATTGTAACCCGCTGGTGAGAACCAAGGGTCTGCAATACTATCTGTAAATGCACAAAGACCAGCAGTATCACCGTTCAAAGGAACATGACGATATACATCGTTGTACTTATCATACATGTACTTGTATCCACTATCGAATACCATGTACGAAGATGATGGGCACTTATCAAATGCGTTTTTTACATTTGTCGTCTGAGTGATGGATGATGTAACACCGACTGTTGCAGCACGATAAGGTGATGCAAAACCAACACAATCCCTACGCAATTCACAAAGGTCTGTGATCATTGTAACGTGTGTATCCTGACCAGCTTCTGTATCTGCAACAGCAGAACTTGGTCCACCTAATACGAGGTTGATGTCAAGGTTTTCTGTGTCAGCAAACTTGTCATAAGCAATTTCTATCTCACCAGCAGTAACGGAGTAATCATCCAATCCACCTGACAGAGTGTCAACATTAACACCAGATACTAATGTGTAGTCTGTACCTGTTGCAATGTCTGTACCCCAGTTAGTACCGCCAGAGATGTGATCTGTCCAGTAAATAAATCCAGAACTACGGAAGATAACATCTGGGTAGTAGTTATTTCCACCCTGTGTTGTCTTCGCAGCTGAGTTTTTAGACATAGCAGGGAACACTTCGATAACCGAGCTTGTACGTTGTCCTTTAACATCAACATCGTAACCTGTAATGTCTCCAGTTTTATCATAAACTGCAACATGCAATTCATCTAGTTCACCCCGAGCGTTTGCAGTTGCCCAATCGGATGTGCCGGGAGCACTGTCAAAGAGGTCACTGAAACGCCAACGTCGGCGAATGAGAGAGTTATCAGGAATAATCGTCTGAAGACCACCACCAGCTGGGTCATCAAGAACCCGAATGGTGAGAGTTTCGGAGGAAATCGCAGTAACTTCGTACTCTACGTTACCTGTTTCTACTTTGTCATGACCAGCAGCTGCTGAAAGCACCAGAGGAATATCGTTTGCAACTGTAATTGCTTTATCTAAAACAACAACGCCGATAACCGAACCAGCACCACCACTCTGAGAAGTTACTGATGCAATCTTAACAACTTCGTCACCGTCTGAAATACCAGCACCAATCACACGTTGGCCAGCTGCAAGAGCACCAGTTCCACCATCAAGAGTAAGAGTTTTAGATGCAACTGTAATTGCACCGTTAACTACTGAAACGATAGCACTTGCATCGTAGAACTGAATGATGTCCCCGATTATGATTGACGCATCTGTTGCATTTTGGTCATCAACTGTGATTTCCAAATCACCAACAGCGCCAGCACCATTAACTAGGTTAAGAGAACCAAGTTGTTGTGAAAATGCTCGGGCGCTACCACAGATATCCACACCGATTGAGTTACCCCAAGTACCAGCGGTTCGAGCAGTCCACTCACCATGAGAACCTTGTCCTGTGGAGAAACTGGCCTCATAATGGTCATCGTCACGAATGAGGATACCACTGGTTGCACCAGCGTTTACAACGGTTGATTCTGCACGAACCACCCTGAGTGCGTCACCATACTGCAAGAAGTTTGCAGCGGTGAACCAAAACTCAAAATTTGAACTGTTTGGCTTACCAAATGTTTGTAACAGCTGTTCTTCCGAATTAATAGCGGTGACAGAACTTACTGGACCTTTTTGAAAAGGACCGGCGATGGCACCGATAGACGTAGATACAGCAGGAACAACATTTGTAAGATCGATTTCCCTAACGTGTACGCCGGGTGAAACTAAGAATCCCATGTCTTTACTCCTATCTTAAAGAGTTGTTATTGTTATACAGATATTTATAAAAAACATCTTTTACACAACTCAGTTTTTATAAGTGTTATATCATATAAATAGAATTATGAATGACCATTATATAAAATATAAAGACACTATCAAAAAAGTTTCACGAAAAAATTATCAGAAACGAGTGTTTCTTTTAAATGAATTTCTCACACAGAAATCATGTATTCACTGTGGAGAGTCCGAGCATGTCTGTCTCAAATTCTGGCCCCATGATGCAGAGATACGCAAAGTATCTAAAAGAGTTGGAACTAGTGACGACAGCCGCAAAGAGGTATTCCACCTAATTGATCAATCTGTCATTCTTTGTTACAATTGTTATATCAAGAAACACCATGACCTAATAGAATTTATTTAGGAAATTACCAACTTCTACTGGAGTCTCTGATAATAGGTGACCAACGGGTTCCATATTCGTCTACCATCTCACCAATATTCTCATCCTCAAGACCATTTATAATGAAACCAAAGGGTGCCATATCCTGTTCCAGCATATCCTGTTGTTCGTTCATCATCACCCGTCGAATATCGTTATTAGTAAGTTCTTTGAAATATGTTTGATCTGTAAGCCACGCAAAAATAAAGAGACACGCAACCAAGTCATCGTTACACCCATCATCTGCCTCAAAGGATGACCCCTTCACAATAAATGTAGAGAGCTCGTTGATGATGTCATAATCCTCAACAATGATTTTATTATCTTCAACCAACTGTTTGAGGTTTGAACAACCAATCTTCTTAACTGCTTTAGTTGTCCTTACCCCTAATTGCGCTCTACCACCAGAGAAGCCTGCTCCAATGACCTGTCCCGCACGCCCACGCATACTAGCCATAATAAGGTTGTCATACTCCAAGTCAAACTGCATCGCATTAGCGACCTGCTCTCCTATGTCATTGACCTCAATCAATACATATGCCTGATTATATGCTCGTGCAATGTCATAGATTTTAGATGGGAATATGAGAGGTTTTAGTTCGTTATCCCTAAACTTTGCCACTACCTTATAAGGTATCTCGCTAACATCTACAACCACAAATGCCGAGTAATCGTTTTTTGTTCCCCGTGAAACATCTGCAACTAGAACATATGTGCGTCCCTCTTGCGGTGAAACATGAATATCAAGACCAGCGTTAGATTGTTTTGGTGTTCTATATGTCAATTGTTTAAGCTTAGATGGTGCAATCAGTGTGTTGATAGAGCCCAAAAATTCACACTCAAATTCTGTGTTGAACTGTGCTTGAGAGGTATTCTTAATTGTTTCCTCTTTCCACTTCTCATCTCTGCCAGGAACTTCACTCCAATGAACCTCAATAGGAATATAGGTGTTGCGACCTTCTTCGGCGTCTACCCACAACTTGTAGAACATATTCATACCATGTGGCGTGGAAACAATCATCACCTTGGTAGTCTTACCAGATGAAATCGTAGGATACACTGAACTGAAGAACTGCTCGGCTACATTCGAAGGGACGTAAGCAAACTCATCAAGGAAAATAATATTATAAGAACCGCCACGCACCGCACTAGCAGAAGTAGAAGATGCCATAATACGAGAACCATTTTCAAGTTCTAAACTTCCTTTGTTCCATGACATAACTCCTTGTTGTAACCACTTAGGTAAATGTTCATATGCAAGTTGTAGTCTACTTAATAAATCTCTTGCGGTTGCAGCTTTGTTTGCAAGTATAGCAATATTAACACTTGGATTAAATAGAGCATAGTGTAATAGATAAGATACCATAACAGTAGATTTACCAGACTGTCTAGGTAATTTACAGATAGTGAAACGATTACTATGAAATGTACCAACCATTTCTTTTTGAAAAGAATACATATCAAATGGTACTAGGCCTTCATCAAGAGAAATAATTTTTACATAGTTCTGTATAAAATATATTGGGTCTTCCATACAATTAGAATATTCTTGGAGTTGTTTCTTTGTCCAAGATTGCTGTACGTTTGCTTTTTTTAGATTTGGATTTCCTAGATAGGTAGCATCAACCATCAGATTTACCTTTTAACATTTTTTGTAATTCAGCAGTAGAACCTACAAATAAAGCATTAGTAACATTTTTGGGAGCAGTGTTTGGAACTTCTTTAAGTCTCTTCATCTTCTCTTGAAGATCACCAAGTTTTTCTGCAACTTCTGCTACCTGTTTAATAAGATTTCCAGCAACCTCATATCCCCTTGGATGCTCACCTTCTTTTGCAAGCTCAAGTATTCCATCAATTGCAGTTGAACCTTTCTCTACCAAAGTATGAAAAGTATCTCTTTGAAGACGATAATCTTTTTCAATATCATCACATTCTTCAACATCATTTTCAACTATGA